TTACTCCTTGGATTGTTCAGCAGGGGCTTGCGCTTGAGCTGCTTGCTCTTGAATTTGGTTAATTAAACTCGCAACCTCCGCGTAGGGCTTGTTGCCTAAGTAGCCGAGGATGGCATTGACTAGCGTGACTGATAAGTTAAGGCTTTCCATTTCAATATCCTTTCATCTGTTCATCAACGCCCGCACAGAGCCAGAAAAAGAATCCGACCACTGTGACAAGCGTAGCGAGTATTAACCAGATCATGCAGACGGTGCTGACATGTCAGGCGCAGGTGGTGCAACAGGTGCAACTTCTTCAGCAGGAACCCAAGGCAACGGTGCTGGTTGTGGCGTAGGAATCTTTTGTGCGTCAATCTGTTTTTGCACTTCGGCTTCCATATTTGCCACACGCTCTGCGCCTAATGCGTCCTGTGTCCACTGAATAGCCTGTGCTTGAGTAATGTCAGCGTAGGGTGTGAAGTTTTTGCTATCAGCGGGCAGCAAGTTAACCGAGTACGTCACCGAGCCTGTCAAGCCGCCCTGTGTGTCGTTAATCGTGAAGTTAGACATGACAGCCGTTTGTGGTTCAGGCTGATTCATTACTGACAGAGAGTTGATAATCCAGTTCATAGTTGCACCTGTGGGATTGGGGTTACGGGGGCTTGCGTGATTGCAGCAGCGTCAGCTTGTTGCTTGATCTTCTGCATAAGCATAAATGCTCCTGACTTCGATGGAAGCTCACCGAGAACTTGCTGAATGAAGTTAATTTCTTCGGGCGCTAGGCTCAGGGGGATTGCTTGTTCGTTCAATTTAAAGCTCCTTGTGATTAACCAACTAAAAGTCTACGGGTGTTGCCTGCTGCGTCTGAAATGGTGATGTATCCAGCTTGCACAACTGTGCCTGCCGTGTATGTTCCAAACTGTAATACGCCTGTGCCTTTACCAGCAAGATACAAATTGATGTTTGTGTCAGAACCTTGGGCAGTTAAAGATACAGGACCCGTAGTTGGTGCGCCCGTCGCCGTCAGATAGTTAACTGCTGAGGCTGTGTTTGATATGGCAAATTGATTATTAAAAGATGCGTTAGTGACAAAGTTATGCCCGCCCGTACCTTTTGCAGCGTAAACAATCGTTGAGTTTGCACTAGCACCTTGTGCCGATAACAAAGGAAAACCGCTTGCGCTTCCTTGTACTTGTATGTAATCAACTGCTGAGGCTGTGTGGGAGATGCGGAATTGTTCTGTGCCTTGGTTGGTTTGAAAAATAAGAGGAGATGTACCCTTGCTTGCAATCGAAAGCAAGATGTTTGCATCAGAACCCTCAGCCCGAAGAATCGGTCCAGACCCCGTGCCACTTCCAAATACATCAAAATAGTTTGCACTGTTTAAATCATTTCTTACACGAAAGGCTAATCCCGCAGCATTGCCAAAATTGATTGTCCCTATTGCTTTAGCATTGATAGCTAAACTTACGTTTGCATCAGAACCTGCTGCTGAGAGTGTTGGAGCGCCAGCCGTAACATTACCCGTCACTTGCAAGTAGTTAACAGCAGAGGCTGTGTGGGCGATGTTGAATTGCTGACCGCCACCAGTAGCAAAATAATGGCTTCCTGTATTTTTGGATAGATATACAGAAGTAATATTAGTATCAGTACCCTGCGCCGAAAGAACAGGCCCACCACCAGCTGTTGATCCTTGTATTTGCAAGTAATTAACTGCTGAGGTTGTATTTGCAATTGCAAATTGCGGTGCGCTATTACTATAAAAAAAATGATACCCAGTACCTTTTGTTAGGTAACTAACGCCAATGTTTGCGTCTGATCCTAAAGCGTACATTGCAATAGAGTTGCCTGTCGTACTACCGTAGAAATTCCAATAATTCACCGCACTAGCAACAGGCGTGACACGCAGGGATTGAGTAGTTGATGTGCCGCCTAAATAAACAGTGCCGTTGACAGTAAAATTTGTGCCATCAAAAGTCAGGTTTGCTGAGTCTTGCAGCAAGCCGCCTGTACCTGCGTAGGTCACTCTACCTGAAGTTAAGCCTGAGTCTGTCAGCGTAGTAAACACGCCCGTGCTAGGTGTCGTAGCCCCAACCGTGCCGTTAATGTTAATTGAAGCAGTACCCGTCAGATTGGTGACCGTACCGCTTGAGGGCGTACCGAGCACGCCGCCGTTGACTAAGAACGAACCCGCTGTGCCGACGTTTACGCCAAGCGCAGTCTGCACGCCTGTGCCGAAAGATGTGATGCCTGTGCCGCCGTTAGAGATGCCTAGCGTACCTGCGAGCGTGACAGCGCCCGAAGTCGCAGTACTCGGCGTGAGTCCTGTTGAGCCTGCTGAGAACGAGAGCACGCCCGCTGCTGCGGCTTTTGATGCAAGCAATTGAACCACGCCACTATTGTCTTTGTAGTACAGCTTGCCATCTGTATAGTTCAACGCCAACTCAACACCCGACGTACTACTTGTCAAATTAGACGCAGAAGGTACGCTAGATGCGGTGTTGCTTCCGTACAGAAGAATTGGTGTATAGCCGCTTTGTGCCATGATTTATTTCCTAGAATGATCCGCCAAAAATTCCGCCTATAGCGGTTACAGATGATGCAGTGTAAACAACGCCCGTGCCTTTTGGCGTGAGGTTGAGGTTAATGTTTGTGTCTGAACCTTGTGCTGAAAGAGCGGGCGCGCCTGTAGCAATAGCAGCCGTTGAACGTAAAAAGTTGACCGAGCTTGCAACAGGCGAAAAGTCGTGAATGTTTGCGCCCGCAGAGCTTTGTACAGTTGTGTTGTACAAACCTTTTGCACGAAGGGCTATGGCAATATTTGCGTCTGTACCCAATGCACTAATAATTGGTGAGTTTGTAGTTATGCTGCCTTGAACTTGTAACCAATTAACTGATGATGCTACAGGCGCAACAACAAAGCCACTATTAGCAACCGTACTACCACCCAACGCAACAACGCCTGTGCCTTTGCTGTTTAGCACTAAACCGATGTTTGCATCGCTACCCTGCGCCGAAATAGTCGGGGCTGCGGTTGCAATTGCACCCACAATCTGAGCATAGTTAACCGCACTCGCCACGTTATTGACTTGCAACGACTGGTTGCTACTTGCACCACCTAAGTACGCTGTACCCGTATTGGTCAGGGTAGTGAATGTTCCCGCTGCCGCAGCCGTGCCGCCAATTGCAGGGGGTGATGCGAGATAAGTACTAAAACCGGTACCGCTTACCGTTGACGATGCCGATAACGTTGTAAAAGCACCCGTGTTCGCCGTGGTGGCGCCTACAGTGCCGTTAATGTTGATCGAGGCCGTGCCTGTTAGGTTCGTGACTGTGCCGCTGCTCGGTGTACCCAAAGCGCCGCCGTTGACCACAAAAGCGCCCGCTGAGCCTGTATTCACGCCTAGCGCGGTCACTACACCTGTGCCCGTTGTAATAGTAGAGGGTGCAACTCCTGCTCCGCCCCCAATTATCAATGCATTTGCTGCTAAAACTGCTGAGCTTGCCCAAGTCGATGCGCTTGAGAAATAGACAAGACCGCCTGAAGTGCCAGCAACCGTCAACGTTGGCGTAGTGGTTGCTGTTGCAACACTGATTAAACCGCCAGTGAAGCTAACAGAAGTAACCGATCCCGAGCCTTTACCGTTAAAAGTGTTCCAATCCGTGCTAGTCAAGTAGCCATTCGTTGTAGTGTTTGCCGCAGCCATTGAAATAGCAGGTGTTGTGCCGCCGCTTGAGACAACTGGCGCTGTACCTGTGACTGCTGTGACCGTTCCAACCGAGGTTGAACCACCAAGGCTAATCGCTGAGCCGTTAATCGTGATTGAGCTATTCGCTAACTGCGCGTTGCTAATCGTACCCGACAGGTTTGTCGTCGGGATTGTGGTCGACGCAGTCGCAGGCGACGCACCATTGCCATACAAGTAACCCGTCAGCGCAGATGCGCCTGTGCCACCGCTCGTGCTGTTTAAGATACCACTGAGCGTGACCACACCCGCCGTGGGCGAGCTTGGTGCAAAGCCCGTTGAACCTGCGCTGAACGTGAAGACCCCACCAGATAATGAGAACTGACGCCACGCACCCGCCGCAAAACCTTCGTAAGCGACTAAATCGCTATTAAAGCGAACTTCTCCATTAGCCCCCCCGTCGCGCTGCGCAGTCGTACCCACAGGTAACGTGAGCGAGGCGGTGCCCGGTATCACGGGGTTGCTGACCAAGCCGATCGTGGGGTTGCCACTGCCTGTGCCGTTGATGACAGAAATCTGATTTGAGGTGCCCGTCAACGTGACAGGGCTAAGCGATGAGCCGTTTAAAGCAAGCAGACCCGAGCCTGATGCGTTCGCTAAAGCAAGCGGCAGGCCACTTAAAGACAGCGTGGGGTTGCCTGAGATGCCGTCGCCGTTACTCAAGGACAGCCCTGAACCGCTTACAGCAAACGATCGCGCTGTGATCGTATTTGCAGCAGTCTTAACTACGATCCCTGTGCCTGCGCTCTCTAATGAGCCGCTAGTGCCATTGAATGCGATTGTGTACGCGCCCTGCGCACCACCGTCGGTGATGCCTAAACCTGTGCCTGTTGAGAAATAGCGGCTATTCGGCAGCGTAGGCTGTTGACTCACGGTCAAGAATGGCTGTGTCTGCGACGGGCTTGCGGTGATTGCGGCGACCGTTGTCTGAACTGTCAGCCCGTTTTGGACGATTGGCACAATCTCGGTACCAGTGATGGCACTCGGAGCGGCGGGTAAGCCAATAATTTCAACATCTGCCATTATGGACTCAATACATTCAAGTTGCCGTTATTCGGGGTATTGCCCTGAGTGATTGCTAAGCCTGTGTCTGCTGTGTTAGGGCTAACAATAATGTTGTTATGCACCTGTGCAACGTCCACATCGGGGCGAGGAAAACGTATCGTAATCTTTTCAGGTTGCCTTGCCGGCAATCTATACGGGTCAAACTCGTCGCTACACGACTCAGAACAAACTTTAATCGCAGGTATGTTGCCGTCAGCCCGCATATCGCTATAAGCTCTCTTCATCTTGCACCGGTCGCAGATGAAAACACTTAATGTGCTATTGCCGAGCGTGTCAAGGAAGCGTGGCATACCTTAATTTTAACCTTTTTTATCGCGTGTACATACTAATATTCGGACTAATCATAATAGGCGACTTATCTCGGTTTTCATTCTGCGCCAACATAAAGTGTTTCTCGTACTGCGCTTCACAATATTGAATGCGCGCAGGATCAACCTGCGGTAATTCGCATGCCATCTGATGCGCCAAACCCCACTGAATCGCCAAGTAAAAGTATTGCGGAATCTCAATCTGACCGCTCAGGTCGCCAACGTCTTGAATGTAACGGTTCAACCACAGCTCAAGCTGAGGCTGTATGCTGTTAGGCACCGGCCAGACTTCCATGTTCGGCTGCGGAATCGTGCGATTGAACCAGTATTGCAGTGGTCGCAGAGCTGTAAATGAGCGATTTGGCAAACTCGAGTAATCATCACGGTTCATGCGAGCCATGTTAATTGACATCGGGTTTGTGCCAAAAACGACCTGATAAAAGCCCATATTGACGCCTGAAACCTGCTGAATACGCCAAAAAGGGGCGGTTGCAGAGGGGTCAAGGTCGTAATAAATCCAAGTGTTTGCTGACCAAGTCACCGCGCCGGGGGCGTACACCGTCACCCAATTCGTACCATCTTGCGAATACTGCAGATTCACCGTCACCGAGCCTGACACTGCGGGTAAGATACCAATCGTGGTGATGTAGACAGGGCTGCTCGTGCCGTTTGCGATGCCAATAGCGCCCGTGTTTGTGCTGAGTTGACATACTAAGTTGCCTACGCCGTTAAAAGCGTTCAGAGTCACGCCTGACGTGCTGTAAGCACCTGTGCTGACGTTAGTGAGTGTGCGATAGTTGGCGTTGAGCACGTCAACCGTGCCGACAGGCAAGAAGTACTCATACTGATCGGGCTGCAGACCAACAATCACCTTGTTGATTGCCCAGTAATTGACGCCATAATTGCTCAGACTTGAGAGCAAGTAGTACAGGCTTTGCTTTGACGCCTGAACCTGTTCGACAGTCAGCTCTTCAGCAAGCTTACCCGCACGGCGAGCACCGTGGTCGATGAGTTGTTGTACAGAGATCGTAGTCTGAGAGACTGTGCCGCTAGTTGACATCTACCACCCCGAACATTTCCAACGTTTCAACGAGGCTTTTGCGCGTGGCGCATCGCCGCTTGCGTGCTTGACTACGCCGTTCATGCGTGCGCAGAACGAATCCTTGCGACTACCGCCCTCAGGCTGTGGTGCTTTCAAGTGGCTACCCGTTTCACGATTGTATTTGGCTCTGCCTTTTGCAGTTAAACCCGCGCCTTGCTTAGTCGGCAACTTCTCGCCGCGACCAACAGCGAGCGATACGCCGCCGCCTTTCATCTTGTCAGCTTTAGCAAACTCTTTACCAACTTTTTGCGGAACACCACCCACACCACCTTTGGTATGGGCAGCTGCTTCCATCAATCTATGTTGAGCAGGTGATTTGCTAGGCATGATTAAGTGCCGCTGCCGGTAACGTTGTTGTTGTTTTGAATCAATTTACCTGTAAGGATGATGCCCGCAGCGACTGTTCCTGTGCTAGTGGACAATTGCCATTGAATATCAGTCTTTTCGGTATAAATAAACGGATCAGATGAGCGTGATGCTGTATAAATTGAAACAAAAGGCTGTTGCAAAACGTTTAACTTTACACCAGTCAGGTTGTTAATTGCCTGAACTTTGTAGGTGATGATGGTGCTTCCTGTATAGCTGTTTGAAGTGTTAACTTCAGCTAGATCAAGGTAGAAGCTGTAACCAGCAGGCACGGTGTAGATCGTGCTCTGCGATTTACCAACACCAGCATTGATCTGAGCAATGACGTTGGATGATTGTTTTAGAGTAATCGTACCGATGTTAGTGTTTTGGCTAGTACCCGGCGACACCATCACTAAGCTATTGATCCTGAAATAACTGTTTACTGTGGTAACAGCTCCAGTACCGTTCATTGCCAAAGTTTCAGAAATTGGATTAAAGTTTGAATCCAATCCGTTGATTAAAATCTTTGCGCTTGTGTCGTCAGACGCTGATGTGCTCACTAACGATAGCGTAGAAGCAGCGGTAATGTAAGTGTAGGTTGACGCATTTTCCCAAACTGGGATAGGGGTCGTGGTAACAGAGGCTTGATATCCAAACAGGCTTAGGACGCTGTGTCCCATAATCTGATTGCGGGCAACCTGCAAGTCAAACGGCTCGTATGCGCCATTACGGGTGACTGACGCAACAATGTTATTGCTCATAGCTATCCTTTAAAAAGCAGGGGCGCTAAGCCCCCGCTATTTAGTAGTTACAAATGCCGCCCTTGGCTTTGTGCATGACGTGACCGCCTTTCTTCATCGGGTGATGGTCAGCTTTCTCGTGCCCGTGCGCATGCTTTGCAGAATGCTCGTGCATGTGAATGTGACCGCCCTCAGCATGATGATGCTTTGCTTTGTGATGGGCGACGTGACCGCCATGAGCGTAGCCTGCTGGCGCCTCTTTGATGCCTTTAGTGCCTGCGGGCTTGGTAGGCATTTTTGGCCCGCCGTGCATCTCAGCGTTCTCGTAAGACTTGACTGAGCCGCCGCGAGCGTAAGCCATTTTCTTTTCAACACCGCTAGTCTTGGTGCTAAAACCCTTGGCTTGCTTAGCACCGACGACTTTCGTTTTGGCTTCTGAGGCTACAGTATCGTGCTCAATTTTACCGCCACGTTTGTAGCCCGGACCCTCAACGCCGCCGGTGACACGCTTGGAGTCAGGGCGAGTCGCCTCGATGCCGCCCAAAAGACCGCCGGGGACATCCTTCTCAGCTTTGCCGCCACGTTTAAGACCGTGGTGAGCTTTGCCTGCCTTTTCGCTTTCGTGATGCTTGAGCTCTTTCTTGATGCCCTTGATCTCGCGCTCTTCTTTGGCTTCCATCGCCTTGCTTTCGACTTCACCGCCTTTCTTGCGCATCATCGGCGCGCCACGACCCGCCATCGCAGCCTGTAGCATCGCTGCGCGTGGATTGGGGCGTGCTGAAGACATCGGGCGTGCGCCCATAGGCATCGGTGCTGCACCCATAGGCAATGCACCACCCATGGCCATGTGCTTCTTGTGCGCATGACCTCCGCGCTTCATGCCTTTGCCAACCTCATCAACTGAAGGCTCGGCGGTCTTCATCTTTGGTTCACGTTTAAAACCCATGATCTATACCCCTTTAGGCTTGTGTGACGCCAAGAGCGCCAAGACGGGTTGCGTTCGGGCCAACAGCAATGCCCGGAACAAAGATACCAACCACAAGACGCTTAACTCCGTCAGGCGCTGAAGAGGGCGTGAGCGTACCGCGCACGTCGCCCGTTGAGCTCGTAGCAGGGTTGGTTTGATCTGCCACTACTGTGGTTGCTGCATCTTCTGCAAGAACGTTGTTCCAGCCCACATTGTCAAGGTAGCCACGATCGATAAATCGAATTGGGCAACCTAAGACATCTGAAGTGCCGATTGCGACAGTGCCGCCAACAGCGCCAGAGACAGTGGCTGAGCTAATCTGATAGAAAGCCTTTTTACCGTTTACTGTAGTTGACTGCGTAGTGCCTGTGGCGATGACCTCAGACATTGACTGACCGTAGTAGTCAAAGCCAGAGATTGTGACGTTACGATTAGTAATCGTGCCGGTGCCAATTGTGATGCTGACACCGCGCGGGCAATCAAGCTGCACGACTGAAGTGCCGTCAGCGCGAACAACTGCTTTAGTGTTGCCGCTTGCCGCTAATGTGGCAGAAGCAGCGCCTGCGTAAGTTGCAGCAGCAGAAACGTTATTAGTCGCTTTAGCTTCAGGCACAACGTCCCAAACGTAAATGCGACCGAGCGGACCAACGCCCAAATCCATATTGGTTGGATCAAAAATTGCGCTATTACCTGACGCTGTAATTGTTGCGCTCGCTGCGGTTTGTGAGTTAGCGACTGTGTAAGTCCCTAAGCCGCCAGAGCCTGTGCCAAATGCCGTAATGTAAGTCGGGGTTGCAATGTTTGCGCCAGCAACCCACTGACCGACTTGAATGGGGTCGCCAGACAGCAAAGCAGTGACTGTCAGCGTAGTTGTAGAGATAGAACCAGTGAAAACTGATTGAACCGGATTGTAGCCAGTACCCATGAAGGTCTGAGCTGTACCTAGATATAGGTCGTCTGAAAATTGAGGCATTTTAAAACTCCTGTGGCTTGAACCACTCGGGGTTAATCGGAAGTACTAAAGAACGAATGAAGCATTTTTTCTGACATTCTCTGCACCGGGTATTACTTGAATATTACTCGGTACATGAAATCCAGAAACTTTCTTGCCTTGAAGCGGTATCACATGATCTACATGCCATTCAAATCCAAACATTTCTGTTCGTTTTTTTGCAAGCTCGTAAGCCTCTTCTATCATCCACAAGTCGTCTTTCGTCAACCATTTTGGAGTTCGCTGAATTAGCATTGCACGGCGTTTTGCTTGGTATGCCGATCTTTTGTCAGAATTTTTTGCGAACCAATCCCGATTGTAGGCATTGTGAGATTCCGCATTGACCTTACGGCTTTTTGTGGCAATCTCATGCCTCTTTTCAGGATTGGATTCATTCCATGATTTAGCACGAGAAATAGCCAATTCCCTGTTACGCAGATACCATTCACGAGCAAGTCGTTTTTGGTTTTCTTTGTCTTTGGGCATTGACCACTCCTCGTTGTGCTATACCAGTCCGCTACACACCCGGCGTTCCATAAACGGCGCGTGGGTCAGTCCAGCTTATTGTATAGCGTTCAGTTGCCTTATAACGCATACTATCAGTTTCGAAGTCGCCCTCCATCGTCTTTTCGAGACCACGGCGCATCATTAACTTGAGACCCTCAGGGGCGTCAGTCTGCACCCACCAGTTGGTGGCTGAAGTCAGACGGCTTAACACAGCAGCGCCCTCGGGCATCAGACCAATCGACTTGACTGGGTTGATGTCGTTGTTAGCGGTGCCGGTACGGAGCACAGACTTCAACAGAACTTCGGCTTGGAACACGTTGCCGGGCGCAACAATCAACTTCAGCGGCTGAAGACGAATCTTTTTGCCGTTGTTGTCCACAGCCTGACGCACTTGGATGAGCATCTGCTCAAGCGAAGTTTGCGACAAGTTAGCTGCAGTCGAGAGTTGGTTGCTGAACGTACCGTTAACGATCGGGTGTGCAGTGTTAGTGAGCGAGACGTTATCGCCGCCGGTGTAGCTGCTATTGAACGCACGGTTCAATACGTTAGCTGCGAGCAGTTCTTTTGTCTCAACCAGCGACTGCGCTAAGTGCTTAGCGTAGACCTGACCGATGCGGATGTGATCGCCATCCTCAACCAACACTTTGGTCAACGCAAAGGCTAAGCCATACACGTTATACACATAGCGTTGGAGGAACAGCACGCCGCCCTGCTGATACGAGACGGGAGTGCCGTCAGGTAACTGAGGAGCCGCGCCGAAACCGTACAGGACGGGTTCTTCGTGGTAGTTGCGTGGGATGCCCATCTGTTCGCGGAACACATGGCTCCACTCATCAGAGCGTTGGTCATAGACACCGTCGAAACATTCATTGAGAATTGGCTCAACGATGCTTCGGAAGTCAGTACTTCTCATTGGAGCTGCCATTTGTCATCTCCCCTTAGATTGCGTTAACAGTTGCGATGAACTGAGGCTTGCTGACCTGTACGCGCACGATAACGTAGGCGTCACCCCAGTTGTTATCCGTGTACGGTGCGATGTCAACAATACGGAACTGACCAGCGCTGCCTGAGCCAACGAGCGATGCCGACAGAGTCAGCTGTGACAGACCGGTGGTGGTAGAGCCTGCAGTAAAGTTGCTCAAGTTGGCTTCGTTGCCGATAGCTGTTTGAGCCATAGTGCCGTCAGTTTGAATTTCATAGACGATCTGTTGATCGTTGTAGAAATAGGCGATGATGCTACCGGCAATTGCAGTAGTGCCTGCAGGCCAATAGTTCGATACGCGACGACGACCAGTTGTGTCAGTCCACTCAACACCTGCGAAGGCGCCGGAGACTAAACCGCTGTTGGTTGTGGTGTCAAGAACTGGCAGAATCACGCCAGCGTTAGGTGAGTACTGAACAGCTTGGCCCTTCAGGATGGCAGTGCCATAGCCCGAGGTAATGCCGTTAGCCAGTGCTTGTGCGCGTTCCAACCCTGTTGGGAAATACGCAGGTCGCAGGCCAAAAGGTGCAGAGGTTGCACTCATAGGATGCTCCTAAAAACGGTTTAAGGGATAATGTTTTCGCTTTATACAAAGCTACAGGCAAAATCACC